CGATTAATATAGTCATCTGAAGACGATTTTACCATTGTAAATAACTTACGATTTTCAGCTTCAATACCTGCCATATCATTACGCAAGAAAGCTTGGAAATCTTTTTGTTCACTTGGTAATAGTTCATTCCATACTGGTTCATACACTCCTAATTCATTCTTGCGAATAGCTTTCATGATCCGGTCTTCAGTACCATACTGTGCTTGTAAGTCTTTAGACATCTTGCCATACAATGATAATCTGAATTCTTTTTCAAATTGATTAATGTAAGTTGCGCTACGGCTACTGTCTTTAAATGATTCTGTCAGTTCAGCAATGTTAGCTTTATACATTTGATAGGCAACAGTTGGATCTTGATTCTCTACGTCTATTCTAAACTGCTTAACTTTGCCGTTAAATGTTTCTTCAGAAAGCTGATCTAAATCAATTTGCTCTTGACGTTTAAGTTCCTTACTTCCTGCTTTAAAGTAACTGTTACCGTCATTAATACGTCTTGTATAAAACTGTGATGCAACTTCAGGATCAATCTGCGCTAAGACGCCATACCATGATTTTAGTGGTGTTTCTAATTCAGATTGGATTTGACCTGCGTCTGTAATCTCACGATTAGTGACTCGTTGTAATACATTCTCATAATGCTTATAAGCACTGTTGGTTAATTCAGTGGCTGCTTGTTGTGCATAGAGTTTCTTAACAGCATCATTCCAAATCATTCCACCTGTGAGTGAATCCGCAATAGGGTTCTTACCCGTACGTTGTGCTTCATCTAATTGTTCTTGTGTAATAGGATTAGCAACAGTAAACTTCTCAGCTTCAGATGTTACATAGCGTTTAGCAGATTCAAAGGCATAACCAGATAATCTATCTAATGCGCTTGACATTGCTTGTGAAGAACGTATTTCTTCTTGCAAGTTTGGCATTTGAACTTGAGGTGCATCTGGCACCTGTATCAATGATCTTTGGTATTGTGGTAATCCTTTAGCCATATCTTATCCCATTTGAATTTGTGATGCGGTCCATGCAGCACTACCTACTGCTTCAAGTGCATTCATTGTTCCTGTTACTAAAGCTTGATCTGCAGCTTGAGCAAACATTGCTTGCTGAATTTGACCAAATGTTTTGCGCTCTCTTGATGCGACATCTAATGTTCTTAAATCACGACCTGCATACTTCAGGTTCATGTCTTGTATAAGTTTAGCAGAGCCAGAGAATCCTTCGACACCACTTGCATATCCACGAGCTACGGCATTTGCATTAACACGTCTTACTTTATCTAATACTTGATTAGCCTCTAGTTCTGCATTTAATGCATCACGATTAGCTTTTGCAGCAGCTTGTAATCCTTGTATCGCATAAATGTTAGATTGCGCTTGTCCTGCACGCATAGCCATTGGCGCACGTAATAGCTGAGTCGCTACACTAAATGCACCCATAAACGGTTGCACTGCAGCAAAGGCTGAACTAATTGTACTTGCCGTACTAGCTAATGTAGAAGCCGTTGTGGCTCCTTGCCAAAAAGCTGTAGATTGAAAGGCGACTGGTGCTGCGGCTGCAAAGCTCATAATTAAGTTCCTTGATGTGTAGCTATTTTATATTCTAAACCTAGTAATGTAAATTTCAATGGTGCAGTTTGCGTCACTGTAATTTGTGCATCATTACTATACCCTAGTATACCATTTAATACTTTTGTTCCTGTAAACTCAGGCACTGATGAATCTAATGTACCCACTGTGTCAAATGTTCGGATTGGAACTAAGTTACCGTTGATGGCAATATTCTGTGTTTTATAGAGCAAAGCATTCACTTCAACAATACGTTTCTTAAATCCAAGACGTGGGCCTGATTGCATTCTTAATTCTAATGGCATGGTTTTGACAATCACAGAGATAGGCAAGCCTACTTCATAACTGGTTGTTGATGCTCGAGGTAAAGTCACAGTGCCTCCCGCAGCGACTGTTTGATTGGGTTGTACAATACCATCAATAAGAACATTAACGACTTGTCCACCGATATGTGCCATATCTACGGTTGATGCTACACCTCCGCTCTTAGCACTGTCTGTTAATGTATTTTCATCAAATACTTCCATATAGTATTTATTTGTGCCACTATCATTACGTTTGACTACAGTATAGATGTCAGTAATATCTACACCTACGTCAATAAAACTACCTGTGGTAGTAAATCGACTTGGTGCAATCACGTTCTGCGCACGCAATAATGAGAATGCTGCAATGGTGCCATCATCACTGTTGACAATTAAGAGTAGATCATTTTCATCGGTATTCACTGCACGTCGAATATCCATAGACTTAGGTGCTTTCAGCAGATGTCCAGAGAGTAGCGAAATCTTAGAAGTCACATAAGTTAATTGTGTATCAGAGTATGCAATTTCAGATAACTGTTTACCTTGTCTTTGCACAAACAATACCCCTGATTCTAATTGTTTAACACGTACACCTTCGCGAATACCATTTCGTGATACAGATTGCAAGAAGAAGTCAGTTGGAGTAATCGGTGTTAATCCTTCCTGTGGAACAACGAACTCACCACCAGAAGTAAAGATCTGTAAGTCACGACCAGAGATCATATCTGTAATCGCGTTAAATGTGTTCGTATCTAGTGTCGCTTCAACAGCATCATCGTCTAATCCTTCAATCGCCTCAAAGTCAAAGAACAATCCAACGCGTGATCCCCAGATGGTAGATGGTCTTGATTTAGATCCACCAAAGTATAATCGACCTTGATGAAATGTTACAGTTCTTGGCCATCCTCGAGACACTGACCATACCGCTTCATACCCTGTTTCAAGTTCCCAGCTTCCTGATGCGATTGCTGTTGTATTAAAGAATGGGAATTCAGTCACAGCATTTACCACTGTGCTACTGACATATTCTACAATCTTGGCTCGACCTTGTGGATCTGCATTAATGTACTGACCTACATGCCCACTATTAAACACACCTGTGCTAGCTGTTAATGTTACTTTACCTGATACAGTCGATGGTGTTAATGTAGCTGCTGGATTTGTTGTTGTTAAAGTAAATGCATATTTAGGAATAGAATCAAATGTAATAGTGCTAATTGTCCAAGAACTATCTGATGCTCCACGAACAATCTTTACAGGTGCTGTGTCTTCATCTGTAATAATCAAAGTATCCGCAGACTGTGTCCATACAATGTGATTTAAATGATCGCCTGTTAAGCCATAACCTGTTGTATCTAAATAGTCATCACCTGAAGCATTAATGTTGGTAATCAAAGCACCATCTTTAAATACATACATACGATTTGTTGTAAATGCAAGCATGTAACTGTCATTGATAGAGAATTCAAAGTGGACTAAACGTACACCGTTCTCTGGGCTACCCCCTAACTCAGCAATGTATTTAAGACCTGGACGTCTTTTCACACCGCCCTGTGGTTGACAAACAACGTTCTGTGCAGTTTCTAATGCATTGTTGTAAGCGTCTAAATCAATACGTGAACGAACGAGTGGATCGAGTTCTCCCGTTGTAAAGTTAGTTTGTACACTGACAAAACGTGCCATTAATACCTCACATTAATAAGTGGGAAATCTTGTATTGCGTTTGTAGGTTGTCCTTGTCCATCAATGTTCATTGCTTGCCTCATGTAACCACCACGTCCATTTTCTCCGGGTGTGCCTTCAGCAACAATCTTCCAGTATTCTGATTTATCAGTTTGATCTGTAATCGGTAAAGCTAAGTGCCATGCCATTTGATATTTGAGTAATTGTACAAAGTGATGTGGCAATGCATATTCTTCAACATCATACTGATAGTCTACATAGACTTCTTCATAATCACTGAGTAGTTTATTTCCCATAATGCGATACTCACGTCTTATAGGTGCGCCAATTTCATCTGCGTCATACACAGCGCGTGGTAATCCAATCATGTCATTGGGTAATTGATATTCGTATTTGTATTCAGTAACAGGTGTTGTTACTAATCTTGCTAATTGAACTTTCTTAAATGAGAAAGACCATGGATGACTCGCAATCGTTTTAATCTTAATATCAGAATAGAGTCGATCACAAATGTTAGATTCATCTGTACCTTCGTTAAATGAAGAAATAGGTTTTGCTCCTAGCATCAACAATGCATCGGAACATATTGAAATTGCTGAATCTCCAGAAGCCATTTTATATCCTTTAAATGTGCAAATAGGTAGGCACCGAAGTACCTACCCAATCTGCATTAAAACACTTAGTCAGCGTCTGCGACTGATAATGCTGTACCGTCAGATACATCAACTACACCAGAAGCATTAGAAAGTACAACAACTAAAGATGCTGTAGGAACAGATGCGTCCCATAAGTAAATTAAGTCGCCTACTTTTAATACACTGTGTGCATCGTTGAAGTAACCTGATGTATTGATATCAGCAAGTGCATCAGTACCAGGAGCGGTATATGACCACATTTGTGGAGCATTACCAGCTTTAGACTGACCACCTATTGGTTGTAGATTGTCTTTGTTATAAGCCATGGTTTATCTCCTTAAGATTCACGACATGTGAGTGTTACAATACCTTCAGCATCAATCGCTACGGCACCAGCTGAGAACATAGCATTCACTAAGAATGATGTTTTTTCTGGAACATAGTTGATTTCTGTTTTAGGACCCATACCTTCAGCATAGCCGATCGCATCTTTGTGGAAAGCTAACACTGTTCTGTCTAAAGAACCGTCAACTGTTAAACCACCTTCAGTTCTGTCGCCTAATACGTGGAATGTGAAACCTAAGAATGTATTGATTTCACCAGCCACTAAAGCTTTAACAGTGTTGAAGTCAGAAGATGTTACTGCTGTTTCTGAAAGAAGTGATGCTAAGTTATTAGCGTGTAACACAACGTGACGATCCTGTGGAGGAACGTTACCTTTGTCTAATAGTTTTTTAGCTTCACGTAATTTTGCTACGTTTAAGTTTGTATCTGTACCACCGATGTCATTTGAAACAGTCAATGAAGTACCAGAACCATTTAACGCATCAATGATTAACTGATCTTGACGACGACCAATCGCATTAGCCACAACTTGCACTAATTCTTGTCTTTCATCAAAGTTAACTTTTTGTTGCATGAAGATGTCAGAATACTCTGCAGCATTCCAATCTTGCATAGTTGCTGTTACTTGTGAAAAATCCACATTTAACGGTGTTACATCTGTTTGTGGAATACGTAATGTTGCTACGCCTTTACCCACTTTAGGAAATTTTGCTGTTGAACCCTCAACGCCACGTCTTTGTCTAACTGCAGCTACAAGCTGTGCTTTAGCTTGGTAAGCCTGTTTAACCTCGGCATCAAATAGGGTAACAAAAGCATTGTTTAATCCAATAGCCATTTGAGACTCCTTAGTAATTAATAAAAATATGTATTAATCGCTGTGG